GATGCTGCGCCGAATATGTTTCCCTCTACGGGCGGCATGACCGCAGTTCCGCAGATAACTTCAAGGCGTTCCTTGTTTTCCCCGTCCTCGATAAGAAGCACGTTGCGGAACCTATTCACCGTCTCGAAATCATCGAGCCTCTGCCCCATGACTTTCTGGCAGGCTCTCGAAAGCTCTCTCCGGACATCGGTGCTCACGATTATTCCAGTCGCTACCTTTTTCTGGGAAGCAAGCTCCTGCAACTTTTGGTCGAGATACGAAATCATATCCCCACCATCCCGAATCAAAATCTGACCTACGAACATGCTACCTCCTGTAAAGCATAAAAAAAACCGGAAGCCAAGAGGTGGGGGCATCTCTACATTACTGTAAAGACACCACGGGGCCACCATGTCGCCAGACTGTCTCCCACCCACTTTACAATACAAGCGTGCAGGGGGTAGCCGCGTTCTGGCACCACCTCTCAACCTCCGGTAAACTACAAACTAAAAACCGTCTTTCAAATCCACAAACGAAGCTGGCAAAAGACTCCAACAAAACCACCCACTATAAGGTTCAGCCGATACCGGCGAATTATCCAAGCTAAAAGGAAGCACCCCGGCATAGTCCGTGGCCATGGCTGATTCACCATGGAAGCTGCCATCCTTGTCTATCCAAAATAACATGACCGCAGCACCTACGGGCGGCTGTCCTACATTGTATGACGGGTAGGTTTGCACGCTTTCAGGTTTGGGTGGTACGAGCACGATGGTAAACAGAATCAAATTAAAACATAACAAAAGGCATATAACACCTATCACAACAGCTATGGACCTAATTCTGTCTTTCATCATGCGTGATCCTCCAAAAAAAAGATGGCAGGGATGGGGGTTAGAGATTACTGAACTTGGAGGTTTGCTTTCTATGTAACCCCAAACTCCCTGCCACCTATATATTATCGATTTAGTGACCGATGTGTATCACCTATTTTTAATTATTTTACGATCGTGGACTCCCATCCGGATTGTACATCGGACCAAGCCCCAAAGCTTCCCGGTCTTCCCGCTCTTCAACCTTCGCCCACTTGTATTGGAACGATCGGTTTCTCAAGCTAAGGATTTCCTCTTCAGTAAAAAGATACGGGGTACGCGGTCCACCGGGCTGCACGCCTATTCCTAAGCGTATAGCGTAGTGCTTCAACGTATCCTGTTTTATGCCGAGAACTTCAGCCCCGGCTTTCGTAGTATACAACTTCGACATAGTAATCCCCCTTATAAAAACTGTCTATGGAGGGAATCGGACTTTGGCCGATTCCTACCGTAGGCGGTCTTACCTTCGCGTGAACGTCAAGCGCTCTTTCTGCTCATAAGCCATGGCAGCCCACACCTCATGGTACCGGGCATTGCGATCGAACGTAGCGCGTCTCAGTGCCCTGTCTTTGAAATTCGGGTAGTCAAGCGTTTGCACACTATCCACCAGATACGTTGCCCAGTCGTTTGCCTTTACGCTCATCCTGTACGGGTAATCGCACATCGGCGTTTCGATAACCTTGTCAGCATGCACGCGATCCATGATCCTTTCAAGGTCTTCCTTGAACCGGGCACGAATCATAAGCTTATCCGTATCTTTTTCTTTCGTCGGTTTAACTGCGCTGTAAAACCCATCCACTGTAAAAATCCACATGGTTACCTCCAATGGTACCTATTCATCGCCCTTCAATAATCCAGTCTATCGCCTCGGCCTTCGCCTTGGTAATAATTTCTTCAGGATATCCACCGGCATTTGCCACTTCAGCACTCAGAGCTTCGAGGTCCATATCCAATAGCAAATCGACCCCGCTATGCTTTGGCATGCCTACATTTTTAATCAGCCACCGTCTAAGCTTTCTTCGGCAGTTCGCCAACACTCTATCGGCGTTTGCACGCGCCTCGCTTACAAACAAGTTATTAGACATACAAACCTCCAATCGTCTACGGACTTTGGCCAATTTCAAAGTTTCATAGCTTTATTCTTAATATTAGACCGCATGTTATTTTGCTGCTCTTTCCTAGTAGCCCATCTACAATTTTCTTTGTAGTATCCTAAACTATTATCTATTCTATCTATTGATAACCCTTCAGGTTTATCCCCCATGTCTAAATAAAAAGTCCTAAAGTCTAACCACGCTTTACATACCGTAATCCCACGTCCACCGTAGTATTTATACTTAGGGTTTTTTGAATTGTTACACCTATTCACCATACCTTTCCAACTATTGTAGGATGAAACTTTACTTAAACTATGCGTAGTATTTCTCTGTGTTACCTTAACGGACACTAAGCATCCACACGATCTAGTCCACCCACTTCGTAGCTTATTCCCTCTAACTTTAACTATAGCTCCACAATCACATTTACAATTCCACAATGCCTCGCCCCTATTGTCAGAACCAAATCTTTCAATAACGACAAGACTTCCAAATCTTTTTTCAGTGATATCAATAAACGTCATGGTACACCCCCAAATGGAAGTATACCATGGCGTATTGAAACTCACAACATGATTGTCTCTCCGAACGGGGGGACAAAATTCACGTTCTTTCGAGTGAGCACCCATAGGACCGGGAAGGCTGGTGCCGGTGGGAAGCGGTTACACTCACCATCGGTTTGGTATATCAAGCACGCCGGGCTTTCACCGGATTGATCCACATGCTCGAACGGGGGTCGGAAATCCGTACCACCGCCGCCGCTCGGATTAAGCTCCACGGCATCCCCAGCTTCAAACCGCTCCACGTTGTTCACGTGGTCATCGCAGTATATCACCGTTGAACTTGCACCGTAGTCTTCTACCAAAGCGCGTACCTCAGCACCGAATGCTTTTAAATCATCCGGGGTTATACTCCCGGAAGTGTCCATAACCAACGTGACGTTTTTCAATTCTTGGCTTCGCAAGGAAGGAAGAATCACGCCCATGTGCAGGTACCTCCGGTTTGGAGGGAACCACGCATAGTCGTTACTCGCGTTGGAATCCACGAAACGCCTCAGCAACTCTTTCCAGTTTAGCACTGGTTCGAGCAGGTCTTTCACAAGCCGGTCAAGACTTGCTGGTAGACTGCCCATGGCTTTCGCCTGCTGAGCTGCTTGGGCAACCGCGATTTTCCAATCCTGCGCGGACTGGGATACATCGCTTTCGGAAGGACTTGAACCGTCATCCGCAGTAGCGTCTTCCACGCCACCGCATCCACCCGGGTCATCGCCCTTACCATCCCCTTGGTCGCTGTCAGGCAACCGGGAATAAACCTGTTCAGCACTCATGTCGTGGTACTGAACCGTGTCTATCAGCCCGCCTCTCGGCAAGGCCAATCCGCAACCAACTATCAACTCGTTGATAGCATAGTCGCAAGCTTCGTTCCACTTCCTCATCTCCCGGCTATCCCGCCGAGTATGATGCTGGTTGGAACAGTGCATGACCTCGTGGCAAATCAGCCCCTTGGTTTCGTCAAGCGAAAGCCCCTCGATAAACTCCGGGTTATACCGGATACGTTTACCATCGGTGCACGCTGTCGGATTCTTCGTGGCGTCTTCCACAAGCGTAAGCCTCAGCGCTAAAGAGCCAAAAAATGGTTGATCCAAAATTAGCCCGGCACGCGCTTTGCTCATCTTGTCACTGGCTTTACTCATACAAACCTCCATGGGAAAATCTGGTTTCCCGCAAGAGGCTCTGTTTCCAAAGCCTCCCACGTGAGATCAGTGCTTACCCAAATAAGCGCTCATTTTGTTGAGGATCGCTTGCGCATCCCCGGTAGCCTTGGTCCTTACTTTCGGGTCATTCCGAAGTGTTTCAGGCTCCATGGCACAGAGCTTCTTTTGGGTTTCCTTGCACAACTTATCCAAATCTGGATCGTCGGCAACGTTGAGCTTGGGCAACAGGTTGACCAGTTCAACTACGTTCTCGATAAGGGAGTCGCGGAAAATCGCGTCCTTATCGGCAAGCTTGTCAGCGAACTTTCCAACCACGTCGTTCAAGCGAACGTACAGGTCTTTGGTTGCTTCAACCACGCGGTCTTTCACGCGGGCTTCAAGCTCTTTCTTGATCTTCACCGAATCGCTTGAGCTTACGTCCACGCGAAAATCTTCCGCGCTTGGTACCGGCTCTATATCAGTACCGAAACCGAACTTGTGTTCGATCTCTTTCTTCCCCGGATAGTCGGCGGGGTTGAACATCTTACCCAGCTTGACGGCTGAGTCGTTGCGGTACTCGTCGTAGTTTGCAAGGAAGTCTCGAACTGCTTTTTCATACAGCTCTTTAAGCTCCCGCATTTTCTTCGAGTACGTCAGGAAGTTTTTGCTCGGCAGAATCCGTCCACCGCCGTCATCCCATGGCAGGGTGTTGACGTAGTGGAAAGTCCTCGCCGCGCTCACCGCTCTGGTTATCTCCTGTATGGCTTCCTTGGCTATCAGGACTTTGTTATAGCGGCCAGCGGATTCACTCACCGCGTAATCGCTATTCACCTTTGCAGTAACTCCCTTGTCGAACTTCCGGGCAGTCCATGTCGATATGGAAAGCCGAACTATCATCGCGTTGTCTCGTAACATAGCAAACCTCCGTGCGGACTTTGGATTGCCGGGCTTGGAACCGGCAGGCCGCATTACTACCGTCTCCCTGTACGGTAGTCCTCTGCGATTAGATTAGAACGTCAGCATGCTTGCTGGTCCACTCAATGAAGGCTCGTGTCTTCAAGAGCGTATCATCTCGATTGATACAATCGCGTATCAATAAAACCGAGAACTCAACCGGAAGACGGTTGGCGTATTTCACAACGTTACCCATATTCTGGTCGGATGCTTTTGTGGCCAACGCTCCACAGATAGCGTAGAGAGTCGCCGGGTCGGTGGGGACCGCCGCTTTGTCCGGTGCCATGAGCACCATGTCAGGATCGGGAAGACTTTGGAAAATCTTCAGGAACCCGATGAACTCGGCTGCGTACCCTTCGCCCACAACGCCCTTGGCAAGGTCGTAATCGATCTGGCCATTTGAGGCGTCCATCAGTTGACTGAGGAACGTTATCGACCTTGGTGTCGGGAACGCTTTCTCATTCTTCTGAGGATCGAACACATGCAACAGGGCAGGGCGAAACCTCTGGAAGGCAAGGACTTCGGTGCGAACACCGTTACCCAAACCCCATGTGATCCAGTCATCCAAGTCAACATCGAAGTCGAGGTGGACAAACCTGTTTGCCAACGGGCTTGGCATCCGGGAAGTAACTGCCCGGTCACCTTCCCGGTTTCCCGCCGCGATAACAACGGCGTCTTTGGGAAGCTCGTACTCACCGATCTTGCGATCCAACACAAGCTGGTAACAAGCGGCCTGTACAAGAGGTGGTGCGGCATTCAGTTCGTCAAGGAACACGAGATACTTGCCTTTAGTTTTAGGCAGGAATCCGGGCGGTGACCAAACTGCCTCGCCGTTCTCGATATGCGGGAGACCACGAAGATCAACCGGATCGAGCA